TCGTCCTTTTACCTGCACAGCCCAGCGGCTGTCTAACATCTCACGTGATGCAGTAGGAAAGTCTCCTTCGTATACAGCAGCCCACATTTTTTTAAACTTACATAGTCTTGGCACACCCATATTAAATGCCATGTCTACCAGTACAAGTTGACGTACAGAGTCTAAATCTGCCACGCAAGGGTGCGCTTTAAGCAGTTCTTCCTCGACTATCTGCACGTCATTCTCTAATAGATATGCAGCGTCAGCCTCAGTAATACCATGCTCATACACTGCTTCTATGTTTGGAATATCCAAAGTATCCAGTTCTTCTTTAGTAATGCCTCTGTCTTCAAGGTTTCTGCCTACACCTATTGTGTCAATATCAAGTGTATCCTTATAGACCTGAAGACGCAAACCTTCACTCTGGACAAGCTGTTTAATTAAATGTGTGCGAATGTATTTCATTTACCGCCCCTTGATTCTCTACCCAGATAGATACCGTACACACCTGTCATAACACCCATAATAACAGAAACAAATGCCGACTGTTGTGTTGTTGGGTCTTCTAAATTCATAAACCATTCTGCACAACGCCATGACATTGCAACTGAAGCAATCATAGTTAGCTTGGCTGTAACATTAAATTGCAGCCATCTTTTCCACCAATCAACCATTAATTTTTCTTCTCAATAAAATTGAAGGACGCAATCTTTTACGTATAGCTGCTCTTGCTTTTTGTGATGTGCTGTTTACAGGAGTTGGTTTACGTCTAATTGTTCCCAAAGCTAATCTTCTTTGTGAACTCATTAACACTTTTTTATTTATCATTATTTATTTTTTCCGAAGAATTTAGTTGCGCTACGAACTCCAAAAGAAGCGGCAACGATAACTCCCAAAGAATATTGATACCACTCAGGCATCTTGTTGAGTTGTTCAAATCCATTTTGCACTACACCTTCCATGCCGGGTATGAAGGCTAATATTAACGGAATACTAAATAAAATTACCAGCCACTCGTCTTTCCAACTTGATGACGAAGCACGGGCCATTTCTAAATCCCAATCAATTTCACCCGTAGCTTTTTTCTGCATTACTACAGCTTCAGCTTGCGCTTTAGCTACTTTTGTAGCTGACTGTGCTTTCTTTTCTTCTACCTTGCCCTCAAGCCAAGTAGATGCAATATTACTTATTGGTCCTATCAGTGCGGTTAACATTATGCACCTCTTCTAAATTTAGCGGTTTTCTTTGATATCGCTTTAGGCTGTCTGACGAACTGCTTACCAGCACGAGTTCCTTTTCTTTTAGCACGGGTTGTTGCAGCGTACTCTTGCGGTGATAACGCCTTGATAGCTGCTGTCGGTAAATACCGTTCACCAGTTTCACTCGATGGTTTCCCACTTTTGGTTCTCCACTTTTGCTTACCCCAATCTTTTAAACTTTTTTGTGGTCCTTTAAGTGCCATCATAAACCTTTCAGATAAAATGCCCATGCAACTAAAATAGCCAAACCAAATAAACCTATTATACCAAGGATAGCTATCGTGCTTATTTCAATCCATTTTTGCATTTTACGTCTACGTGCTTCTGCTGCAGCTAGTCTATCCTTACGTGCCTGTGCTTGAAACTTTATCCAATCAAACCAAAGTCCGGGTCTGCCTGTGTATATCATAAGCTGCTTTAGTTCTTCTTCCTGCTGCTTTAGCTTTTCAAGATGCATGAACTCTTCTAAGTCTGCACCACCAGCACCCCGTCTTTTATTTTCGCCTTTTCTGCGTAAGTCTTCTGTAGCATTTACGTACTTACCTACTTGTGAAGCAACGTCAGCAATCTCACGTCCATTCTTGATAGCCATCTTGATTGCTGCAAATGCTGCATTGGCTGCGGCTATCTCTGCTAACATTTGCTACTCCACAATCTTTACAATATAATTCTTTCCGTCTGGACCTTTGCTAATTTCAACTGTTTTGTTTTCACAAGAATACCGTACATTGCCTGTGTCTTTGTACAAGTTTCTTTCTATCGTGCGTTTAGCCTTTAAACACTTGGACAGCTTTTCAAATGCCGTGTGTTCAGCTACATTCCCCGCAAGGTAAAGTATTAAAGTAATTGTTTCAGTCACCATAGTTTCCGTTTCGCATTTTCTCAAGACGTGCTTCTATGGCACTAATACGTTTCTCATAAAACTCCAAAGTTAGTTTCTGCTGTTGGTCATGTGGCGCACGACCCTCATCTATCTGTGCTGTAAGTTCATCTAGCTGGTCTGCAAGATGTTCAATCAACATGAACTGTTCGCTGTCGGCAGGTAGACTGCCCATTTCGCCACGAGGCCACTTAATACGAAACTCAGTATTCTGTCCTAAGTCAGACTCCATCATTGTGATGTTTGTCTCTATTTGATTAAGACGCTCTATGATACCAAAGTATGCCCATGTTGCAAGTGATGCTGCAGCAACCATGCTAATAATGTTACGAAGAGGTAATGCAACCTCTGTATTCTCATTTAGTTTTGCAGCCATTTATGGGTTAAGCCTTTTTAGTTTTATACCCACCACCAGCTTTTTTATAAGCAACCGCAAGCATTTGGGCTTTTCTTGCTGACCACTGACCCGGCTTTCCACCCTTTGAACCAGCCATGATACGATTGAATATACGCTTTCTTAAAGCAGGTTTTGTATAATTACCTGATTTATTTACAGTGCTTTTCTTTTTAGGTTTCTTTGGTGCTTTAGGAGCCATTGTCATTCCAATCTAACACAGTTCTATGCTTACGCCAAAACCAGTTACCCAAAGAAGTGAAAGGCTTGCCCATATTGAGCAAAGCCAATCCAAGGTATTTAACCGAAGTACGTTTTAGGTTTGTTGCGTTTATTAACATTCTTCTTGTGTACACCCGGTCTGCGTTTAGGTCTTTTCTTTTCTAGTTTATCTGTAGCGTAAAACTTAGCCATCTCTACTATCCCAATACGGTGTTCCGTAGTCGTGAAGTATTTCTTCCCCAGCCTTTATATCTTTTGTGGCAAAGAATGTAATATAGTTTTCATTATCATCATCTATGGTCCACTCTGCATTTGGAGTGTCACTATGATTATATATCATTCCTAAACCTAAAGGTATTAAAAAATCTTCGTCATCTTCATATGGAGAATAAAACATATAGTTATGTAATATACACGTATCTGAAAAGTCATCTTTATCAGCGACCAGATAAGGACATAACTCAATTACATCATCTTGAGAAATATCCTTATCTGTAAATACACCGTGTCCGTGTATGCTAGAATCAGCAACGTATATCATTAACGCTTTTTCTTCTTTGCCATTTTAGCCATGCCACCGCCCATCATTTTCTTACGCTTTGACATCTTAGCCATGCCACCGCCCATCATTTTCTTTTTCTTAGCCATCTTAGCCATGCCGCCACCAGCCATACGCTTTTTAGCCATACCACCGCCACGCATTTTTTTCTTAGCCATTTTTGCTTTACCCGCCATCTCTTAGTCTCCTTCTATCAA